TCAAACGCCTCCAGTATTGGTACTGGGACTCAGGTTCGCAGGACGCAGCCAACCTGATCCAGGGAGTGGGCTCGCAGACCACGGGTATCTCCAACACGGGTACGGCTAATGCAGGCCAACCGACGGGTGACGGCGGCATGCGCGACCTGACGTTGAAGATCCTTCAGGAGGTCGTCCAGTGGCCCAAGGAGAAAGTCCACATTGGAGCGATCCCTGCCGACTGGTTCACCTTCGCCACTCAGGTCGGCGATGAGATCATCTCCGCGTCGGACTACTCGAACCTGATCGGTTCGATGGGCAACGGACTGTCCGGCGGGTCGAGCACCGCCAGCGGATCACTGCCCCACGGGAACCTGACTCCGGGCAACTACGCCGGGTACACAGTGGACGCCGAGCAGGCGGGGAACGCGTCGATCATCGCCAACGTCGCAGCCAATCGCAGCCTCTCCCCGCGAGCGGCAGCTATGGGTATTGCCACGTCCATTGTGGAAAGTGGCCTGCGCAACCTCAACCATGGGGACCGCGACAGCATCGGCTTGTTCCAGCAGCGGCCGAGCCAGGGCTGGGGCACCGTCGCGCAGATCATGGACCCCAACTACTCGGCGGGGAAATTCTTCGACGCCCTGGTGAAGGTCCCGAACTACGACACCGCGAACTTCGGCCTCACCTGCCAGGCGGTACAACGCTCGGCGTATCCGGACAAGTACGGCCTCCAGGAAGCTCCGGCGATGGCGATGGTGGTGAACATCCAGTCCAATGGCACGAAAGCTCCCAATGCCATCGTGGGCACCGGTACGGGCAACACCATCGGATCCAGCACGGCCATCGGGCAGCCTCAGGGAGCAACCGGACGCAACGTCGCCGCGCAGGCGTACAACCTGATCAAGTCGAAGCCTGCCGGGTACATCCGATACTCCCTCGGCAGCGACGACCCGTACAACTCGCCGGATCCCAAGGTGCTCGACTGCTCGTCCTTTGTGGACGTCGCCTACTTCCGAGCCGTCGGACGACCCTGGGTCACGCCGCGCTCCACGGTGAGTACTGAACGTCCTAAGTGCACGATCATCCCGGCGGCCATGGCGAACCAGATCAAAGGCGCTCTGCTGTTCGTCGGCACCGGCCACGTAGAGGTATCCCTCGGCAACGGCTATTCGGCGGCCGCGCACACCGACGGCATCGCCCTGGCGAAGCAGGTCGATATCGAGCAGGCCACCAGTGGCTTCACCGACGGCGGTCTAATCAACGGGGTCATCTACAACGACGCGGCGACCACTCCGGCGGCCGCCCAGTTCCTCCAGCAGAAGATGGGCTACTCGACCTCGGTCACCGACCCGAACGAGTTCCTGCCCGATGGTGCGGGTGCAGTGGCCGCATCGCAGGGAACCGACGCAGCCGGGTCGACTCCACTCGACGTGTTCAACGCGCTGATCAACGTTTATTCCTGGGGCTACGTGCCGGACCTCGCCGGGACGCTCCTGGTCGGACCCCGGGCCCTGATGAACGACGAGCCGATCCTCCCGTTCCTTGCCAACCTGATGAGCGCGTCCATGCGCTCGTGGTGCTCGGCGCCCAACGGGGACTTCATGGCCTGGTTCCCGGACTACTTCGACCTGTGGGGGATTTCGGCCAAGATGGACGTCCGGTCCATCGAGCTGATGGACTTCACGGTGACCTGGTCGGACCTCCAGACGGTCACGCACCAGTATGTCGTCGGCGTGCCCGCAGGGATCCAGAACTCGATCGACACCTCTGGTCAGACCTTCGCCAATGGGACGAACTCCGGCTACGCCTGGCAACTGACCTCCTCCGGCATCGCGACCATGGAGTTCCCGCAGATCTTCCGGGCCATCTTCGGCCAGGACGCCTCCCAGCAGTTCCTGGATGAGTTCCTGGGCCGCTTTGGTGCCCGGCCGAACACGGTCACCCTCCCGACGGTCAAACAGGGGCTTCCGGAGTTCTTCCTGGCCCTGTTCCTGTTCATGCGCAAGTGGGCCGACCAGTTCAGCGCCAGCGTGCCCATGACCTGGATGCCCGAGCTGTGGCCGGGGATGATCCTGCGGCTTCCGGAGTTCAACTTTCAGGCCTACATCACCGGCGTCAACCACTCGTTCAAGCTCGGGAAGGACGGCTACTTCCGGACCTCGGCCGACGTGTGCGCGCCGAGCAGGATCACCCAGAAGCAGAACGACGTCTTCGGTCTCTTACCGCTCGGCGGCAAGCGCTACGACGTCACCCGGCTGGACTCGGTGGCCAGCTCCTCCTCCACCGTCAACTCCTCGGTCCCGGGAGGCTGATGATGTCCACCCCCATCCAGGGCCTGAGCAGCATGGTCGTCACTGTGCTGTCGGTGCAGAACAACGTCGCCCTGGTGCGCGACCAGATGACCCGCCAGTACCAGATCCGGCGTGACTTCCAGCGGGCCAAGGGACCCTGGCCGGAGGCCGGTGAGCAGTGGATCGTCGACAAGTCCTTCGGCAACGAATGGACCTTCGCGATGATCATCACCCCGTCGCTGACGCCCATCGCCCGGCCTCCTGTGGTCCCTGTGGCGAACATCGCGGCGCGCAACGCGCTCTCCGCCCCCGTGGCCGGGCAGATGGCCCTGCGCGCGGATACCAACGCGATGGACTACTTCGACGGGACCATCTGGCGGGGATCGAAAACGATCCACCTTCCCAGGGTTGTTCCGACGCTGCTGGGGTGGACGGCAGTACAGAACTGTGCGATCAACAGTTCTTACACCGTTGCCACCCTAGCCATTCCAGATCCAGGTTGGCCTTACCTCATCGAGAGCAGCGCGGGGATGCAGGTGTCTTTCATCAGTGCCAATGAAACTGGATTTAGTCATTATGTGGCCTTGATGGTCGATACAACGACTTTCCCGGGAGTCTCTGCTACCAACCTACTAGGGGGTGCTTTCGTCGGAGGTGGTCAACAGTTCGCGAATGCTCAAGTCCCCTGGAGTAGATCTCAAGTGGTCTATACGGGGGCGCATACGCTCAATTATATCTTCAAGACGGGAAGTCTTAGTACTACTGCATTCGGTGCTCTCAATACCCATCCTTCGTACCATTTCGATACCCAACTGTTGCCAGTCTAAAAGGAGAAATAATGACCATCCAGCTCAAGTACTACACGCCCAAGCCGGTACCTCGCACGATTGTTCTTTTGGATGAAGCTGAATTCGATGGCATCGTGGCTATGTACGAAGCTATTTCCACTGCGGTGACTCTCGATACAGGGGTATGGACCTTTACTGGTACAGATGGTGCGTACACGGGAGCGATTTGGACTGCCAATACGGGTGATGAGGTCAGCTGCTCCTACTTCCCCTCTGACTCGTACTGGGTCAACCAGATCAGTCAGTACCAGGAAGTCAGCAGCCCGAACCTCACGTATGTCCTCGACGCGACCTGACCTGCGGCAAGCGCCCCTGTCGGCCTGTCGGTAGCACCGGCATGCACCCCAACTAGTGAAGAGTCATCCGAACCGATGGAGAGGGGAAGATCATCAAAGGGCTAGCGCTCATCAACGGAGACCTCGCCATCGGCTCGGATGGCGGGTACCTGTTGTACTCGGGAGTAGCCAGGATCCGGCAGGACCTCACCCTGGCCCTGACCGAGGAGTACGGCACGGACCGATTCCACCCCACGTACGGGTCGATCGTCCAGGCCTACCTCGGCCGGGTGATCACCGCTGATATCCAGCAGCTCGTGCGCGCCGAGGTCAACCGAGTCCTCCAGAACTACCTGGTCATCCAGCAGACCGAGGTCATCCGGGACACTGTGGTCGACGTCCAGGGCCGGTACAACACCTCCGACGTGGTGCAGTCGGTGGACAGTGTCACCGCGCGCACGCTGCTCGACACGATCTACATCGCCGCGACCCTGACGACACTGTCCCGAGAAACCGTTTCCATCACGAGGCAGGTGGCCTGATGATCTTCAGGAAGCGTCCGGAACCTCCTAAGGCTGTAGCGCAGGAGCCCCTCACGCCTGGCACCAAGGTGGCCCCTGAGGTCCTCGCGGCCGCTCGGCTCACACTGGAAGAGGGCCGCGCCTTCGCGCCGCACTGCGACGCGAGAATTCTTCACGAACCTGGTCAGTGCTGGGCGTGCGACCTCTATCCGGACTGGCAGAAATTGCGCGAGTTGTGGGACATCGCCTTCACAGGCCACAAACCTCAGGACACAGGGCTTCACGGCCTGCACCGGCAGCAGTTGCCGTGCCCGGCCGATTACAACCGGCCACCGGACTCGACCTCTGATCATCGCCAATGGGGCGGCAACGTGGCATGGAAGGATCGGGGCAAATGACCTCGACAGGGGATGTCGCGGCATCGCTACAGCAGAAGTTTCCTGGACTCTCGGCGCCTGCTGTTGACCAGGGGAGTCACAGGCTCCAAGTGATCCAGTCTTGCGCACCGACGATGGAGGCACGCCCGTCCTCCATCGCAGCGAGGGTCCTGGGTGTGACAGAGGTGATCCATCTCGATGTCGTCGGAGATCATTCCGTAGGTCAAAATCCAGACTGCACGACTCGTAGTCATGTTGCCCCGCTTCCAGGAGACCGAGGTCATCGCGTAGCCATTCTGATCGATGTAGTGCGGCCATGGCCAGCAGCCGGGTTGCCCCTCCATCGATGCCAGCCACAGGCGCAGGCGTGCGTCTTTCGGGGGCAGAGGCATCGCTTCGTCGATCGTCCCTCGACGCAAGTGGAAGAGGTAGCAGGCGTTACAGATGCCACGGACGAAACGGCGGCCTCCGAAATACCCACACAAAGGGCAGGTACGCTCCATGACGGTTCGACTCCTTCTCAGTCGGACGGTGCCTCGGTGGCGGTGCCAGCCGCTACCGAGGTTTTGTCTCAGGGTACCGAGGGGGTGCTCCGATGACATCGACCGGGGACATCGCCAGTAAAATGGTTGCGGCGCTCAACGCCGCCGAGCCCGACCTGGACGTGTCCCCGGGCACTCCTGCCCGCAAGATCCTGGACGCGGTCGCCGAGTCCATCGCGGAGGCCTATTCCGACTCGCACCTGATCCAGTACCAGTACGACATCGACTCGAAAATCGGTGGAGACCTCGACGATTTTTGCGCGCTCTTCGGGATCACCCGGATCCCGGCTCAGCGGTCGCAGGGCGTCGTCACGTTCACCCGCCCCAATGATTCCAATTCGGCCACCACAGCCCTCGTAGTGCCTCCGGGGACCCAGGTGGTCGCCCAGACGAATCCGATCGTCTACGTGCAAACCACGGTCTCTTCGGTGCTCAACCCCGCGCAGCTCACGGTGGACATCCCCGTGCAGGCGGTCACGGCCGGTCTGGCGGGCAACGTCGCGGCCGGTCTACTCACCACGGTGGCCACCGCAGTCTCCGGGATCGCCACGGTGATCAACGCGGGGCCGATGACCGGCGGCAGCGCGCCCGAGTCGGATGTCGACCTGCGGACGAGGTTCCGCCAGACGGTCTTCCGCTCGCTGGCGGGTACCCAGAGCATGTATCAGGGAATCGCCCTGGCCACCCAGCAGGACCCGACACTGCCGCAGACCCGCGCGGTCTCCCAGACGAACGTCATCGGCTCCTCGAAGCGCTACCGGGAGCAGATCCAGATCGTCTCCGGGACGGCCACCAGCTCGATCGTGCGGGCGGCGTACATCTTCCCGGACAACGTCTACTGCGGTGCGAACATCGACGGCGGCAGCCTGCTCACCCAGGGAACGAACTACACGATCACCCCGACGAACTCGACGGTCGGCGCCGACTCCACCCTGTCCGTCACCGCGCTCACCGGGATGCCGGACGGTCTCTACGACCTGGACTTCGAATACGTGCCCCAGGCGTCCCGCAACGACCCGGGCAACACCCGGTTCGGCAAGGGCGGGGTGAACAACCGGATCGACGTCTGGGTCAACGGCTCGGTCCCCGACGTGGCCACGCAGAGCGTGGTCTTCACCAACGCGCGCCGGTTCTCCGACACCCTCACCGACCCGTACTACCGGCAGAACTTCAAGCAGTCCAGCGCGGCCACTCCGGTGCCCCCGGCGAACAACATCTTCATCCCGCTCGCCTTCGGACCGATCACCAGCGTCCCGGCCACCATCACGATCGCCTCGGTGGTCTACGCGCTCGGCACCGACTACTGGATCACCCAGCGCGAGGACGCGTTCGGGATGAGCCCGTTCAGCCTCTACGGGCTGTCCTGGCAGACCACCCGGGTACCGGCCAACGGAACCACCTTCGCGCTGACTTTCAACTACAACCGGATCGCCCGCGACGTCCAGAACAACGTCAACCAGTGGCGACTCGTCGGCACTGACGCCCAGGCGCACGCCGGTCTCCAGCGGCTGATCCGGTTCAACCTGGCGATCGTCTACGACCGCAAGTACGACTCCAGCGCGGTGAACACCAACATCGACATCGCCCTGGGCGGCCTGTGTTCCGGCCTGGGCTTCGGCGCGGCCCTCCAGGTCTCCGACGCCATCCAGACGGTGCACAACGTCCCCGGAGTGGACAACGTCCGCTTCCTGACCTCGACCGATGACTCCACCGCCTACGCCATGGCGCAGATGTCCCCATGGGCGACCAACACCCAGGTCGCCCTCTACGCCAACGCTGGGCGTGCGATCGACGCGACCTTCGGCGACAACCAGTACCCCGTCTTCCACTCCAGCAGGATCATCGTCAAGGCACCGAACACCTTCGCGATCGGAGCCTGATGACCTCCTTCATCGACAATCCCAGCTTCTTCGCGAACTTCGACGCGGCGGCCGACCAGGATCTGCTCACGATGCAGCTCGCGGCCGGGCAACCGGACGTCACCGAGGGCATCTTCACCGCGTCGGACCCGATCGTGCCGGACAAGGTCACCTCCGACAGGCTGGCCCACTTCGACCCGACCATCTACGACCTGCGCGACTCCTCGCACCTGATGAAGCTGCTCAAGGTGCTGCTGGGAGCCCCGGGTGCCGGAGGTCTCCGCAAGCAGTTCGCGGTGACCCGGATGCAGAACAGCTTCGCCGGGATGCACTTCCTCGACCTCGACCGGTTCTACGGGGCCCTCTTCGGCATCAAGAGGATCGACGCCGAGGTTCTGCCGGGCTCGACGTTCAACCCGTATACCGACCCGGCCACGAGCGCCGAGTGGGATGACCTGCACTCGCGGGATGCGGGCTATCGAGACCGCTTGATCAAGTTCGCCAAGGCCATCCCCTACGGCGGCACGTACGTCGGCATGCGGATGATGTGCGAGGCCTTGATCGGCGCCGAGTGCGAGATCTACGAATCCTGGAACTGGATCGACGAGCAGGACGCCGGGCGCAGCCAGCCCAACGTGCTGAACTACACCTACCAGTTCCTCAACACGAACGTGAAGACCTACCAGGGGATGACCGCGCGAACCTGGGGCAACTGGGCGGGCGCCGGTCAGCTCTTCACCGGCCGGACGAACCAGCGACTGCGCTCCGAGTGGATGATCATCCCGAAGAGGCCGCTCGCCATCGACGAGCAATACGAGATCGTCCGGGTGATTAACACCTTCAAGCCCATCGGATCCTCGTTCACCGTGGCCACCACCGGTCTGGAGATCCACTTCCCGGTGGAGATCAAGAACGTCTCGGCCAGCTCGGAATGCTGGGAGATCACCAGCACGATCGTCCCGGGCCCGAATCTCAACTACAACCCGTACGCGAACCCGCTCAACACGCTGGAGCAGTTCGCTCAGCAGTACCCGCAATCGCGGCCGGTCTTCTCGGGCTACCAGGGTGAGCACTGGACCCTCAACGGGGACATCACCAACGTCACCAGCTACGTCCTGGAGACCGAGGGCTCCACTCCCACCAACGACGACGAGCTGGTGACGTTCGTCGACGGCACCGACCGCTCGTACCAGGCCAGCAACGGCGTCATGACCGTTGCCCAGGCGACCGCCACGCAGCTCGTTTCGGACGGTGTGATGACCTCGCTCGCCTACGCCCCCGCGCGCAGCTCGCTGAACAACAACGCAGTCACTGCGGGGGTGCCCTCGTGACGACTCCCTCCACCGACCCGCTCTCCGCCGTAGCCACCACGTGGACCGGCGGCATGGCCCTGACCGACCTGGTGGAGGGCATCCGGCTGAACCAGGTCGGATCGACCCAGCAGAGCGTCGACACACAGCGCTTCTGGTCCACCCCGTCCCGCGACGCCGACTCGACCACGCACGAGGTCATGCAGGTCACTTTCGCGACCGCGAAGAGGCTGAACACCCTCGAATTCGACGTCGCCGTCTTCCCGCAGGACCTCTACGTCGAGTTCTACGACGACAGCACCAAGGCCTGGAGCCCGTGTCTCGACGACCTCTCCGTGACGCCGCAGCAGGTCACCTACAGCGTCCGGGACTCCATCCCCGCAGTCCTTCCTCCGGCGAGCGCAGTGCAGGGCCACCTGCACCCGCAGCACAGCTTCACTGGCCACTGGAGGACAGTGACCTTCCAGATCCGGCCGGTCTTCACCAAGAACCTCCGGATCGTGGTCTCCCGGAGTACCGAGGGCACCGCGCCGACGAACACCGCTGGCCTCCCGGTTCCGTACTCGCTGGCCATCCGGAACCTCGACCTGAGCTACTCGATCCGGAAGCTCTCCGACGTCCCGTACACCAACCCGGGCACCGGGGAAGAGCGCGAGACTTTCGCGAGTACCACCGACCTGTTCAACTCGGTGGTCAACTTCACCGTCCGGGTCAACTCCGCCACCAACGCCATCGGTCCCACGAAGGGCGTCAACGGGCTCACCACGGTCTGGAAGTCGAACCCACAACCCATCCCCTGGGCTGTGATCAACTACTACGTGGACGGCAGAGACGGCCTCGGCGACGGTCAGCTGCTCGACCGGTTCTACATGGACCCGCTCTACGACGGGCCGACCTGCAACCTCTACTGGTCTAACACCGACCCCACTGACGCCTTCCGGGCGCCGTCCGACCCGATCTCGCCCGCGATCGCCCAGGTGCACAACTCCCAGGGCGTCAGCGGCAACGTACTGAACTTCGGGCCGCCCACGCCCGACGACTCGATCGCCTTCGTCGACATCGCCAACTCGGCCATCGGCTTCGACCCGTCGCACCCCTGGTCCCTCGGCGGGCAGACCAACTTCAAGTTCACGCATGGGACGCAGAACTTCGACTGCCCCATGTTCGACTGCGGCGCCTTCCAGCTCGTCTGGACACCGTTGGGTCCGCGCCTGACCACGGCGGCCGGGGACACCCTGCTGCTGACCACCCAGACACCGGCGCCCGGCTGGGACGAGATCTCCCAGACCACCAACAGCACGCCCACGTTCGTCGGCTTCGATCCGACGACTCCGCTCAACTTCCTCGCCTGGAGTGATGGAGTAACGGTCGGCCTGGCCATCCGGTTCGGCGTGATCGAGTTCTCCGGCACGATGACCCTGTCGGTGCCGTTCACCTCGAACGTGACCTCGCTGCGCGTGAGCGCGTTCCAGGGGGATTCCCCCGGGGCTCCGCATTCGCGCTTGCAGGCGCTCGTACTCAAGGTCGACACCTCCCCGAGCAGTGACGAGGTCGAGGCCTTCCTCGCCGACCCGATGCCGTACGTGCTCGGCAGCGTCTTCCTGGGGGTCAACGACCCGCGCACGGACAACGCTCTCGTGCGCTACCACCCGAGCCTGTACAGCCCCGACTTCCCGGCCGCGATGATCGGCGGCGCGCCGGACCGGTATGAGTTCATGGAGTGGCACCCGATCGCCCGGGACTACCTCGTACGCCGAGGCTTCATGTACTTCCCGCCGACCAAGGCGAAGTACTGGAAGCTGGAATTCACCAACCTCTCGCCGCAGCCTTACGAGATCTACAAACCAGTCCAGCAATCGGTGAACGTCTTCCCCTCCGAGCAGTGGCGCAAGGCGGTTCCCTCCGGAACCACCCCGTCGTCCTCCTCGGGCCTCGGCGAGCTGATGCCCGGCCTGGACAACATCTACGTGGTCAACACCCTGACGCAGACCCTCGACAACGGGCAGACGGCCGTGGTGGGCACCAATGCGACCAGCTCGAACACGACCGCGCGGATCATCTACGACACCGACGTCCGCAGCCGGGTCTCCGATGCGTACTGGGCGTGGTCCTTCCTGCCGATGCACACCACCGGGGTGACGCCGAGCTTCGAGTCCACCGGTCAGCACGTCTACCAGGTGATCGACTACCAGCAGACGAAGAAGATCAGCTACTTCGTCGGCCTGCGCTCGATCCAGGCCTACCGGCTGAACTACGTCTCCAGCGACGACACGCCCCAGTACGTGGAGTCCTTCTACGACACCTCGAACATCGACCCCAACAGCAACTGGATCCTGAGCCAGGACCACCTCCTGACCTCCGGCGGCGCCTCCTATGCGGAGGCCAAGGGCAAGCCGTTCTCGTCGAACCGCGTCGTCACCGCCGTACAGTTCGCCACCCAGCAATCGGACCCCATCCAGCTGCTGCCCGACTCCGAACTGGCCGACCCCCTGATGTCCTCCTGGGACCCCGTGGGCGACGCGGTGATCTCGGATTCCTCCGGTCTCGACCCCACCCTGGAGTCCACCAAGCGCATCGACCGGTCGCAGCCCGCGCTCACCTGGGCCCGAGTGAAGGCCGGATACCCGACCTGGAACGACTTCGTCGCGCAGAACGCCACCTTCGGCACCGTGCAGGCAGGCACCCAGATCCCGGCGGAAAGCGGCGGCATTACCTCGAAGGCGGTCATCGTTCCCGGCGGCGGCCGGGTCCACGTGGCCGCGCGGGTCACTGCGGAGAAGGACCTCACCCTGCCGCTGTCCGTCCAGCTCGTGAACGCGGACACCGGCGACGTCCTCGCCGACTCCACCCTGGACATCCAGGCGGGGAAGATCAGCGAGTGGTACGCCGACTACACCATCGGCGGCGGGACGGACCCGCTCCCATGGCTCTGGCGCGACTTCGCCACCGGCTACGCCAGTGCGAGCCTGACGGCCACTTTCAGCGGAGCCAACGCCGTCACCCTCCCGGTGATGGACACAGGCCAGTCCTGGAGCTGGTTCGTCGACTCCTCCGGCAACGAGAACTCCCTCGACATGGTCTCCGGTCAGGCCACGGTCACCTCCGAGGGCCAGTACGACTACGTCGACACCGGGAGCCCCTGGGGCACCCTGGAGGTCACCGTGGGCGCCATCGGGACCACCACGGCCGGGACCATCGCGCTGATGCGGATCAACCCGCTCTTCCTCACCGAGACCGGGTACCTCGGCAACATGGCGGGGTCCGCTCCGGAGACCTCTCGGTCGTACGTGCTGACCAACAACAACACTCCGTACACGGTGGTCTCCGGAGATAAGATCCGAGTCGACTTCCTACCCGCCGACTACGTGCCCTCCGGGCAGAAGGACACGGCGGCCGCAGCGACCGATCAGTACGCGATGATGTTCTACGTCAACGGCGTCTGGAAATGCACCAGGAACCACTCCTACGGCGCGTCGACGATCAAGGGCATCAAGGGTCGGCTCAACCAGAAGTTCACCAAGTTCACCTGGGCGCCCGCGACCTACGGCACACTGCCCGGACCGACCATCGTGGGTATGCCGCGCAAGGGCAGCGGAGCGTGGGTGGACGCGACCACCATGCAGCTCTGGCAGGAGAACAACGGCCGCCAGTGGCGCGTGGGGACGTCGAACGCCGCCCTGACCCCCACCGCCGCCTGGGACGTCACCAACGACCCGGAGACGGCCTCTCGGGACGATATCGGGGCCACTCTGGTCGCCGCGTCCGCCGACGCGGTCTTCTGGACGGACACGAGCGTCTGGTCCGGGTCGATGACCTTCCGGATCCGCAACATCGCGGGCACCGTGGGTCAGACGGACCCGGCCGGTCGCCGGGGGAAGATCGCGTGCCTGGACTACGACGCGCAGATCTTCCTCGACGCCATGGGGAATATCCGCCAGAACGGGGTGATCCTCCAGACCGGCGCCTACGTGGGAGGCCTCCCGCTCGGCAAGGACATCACGGTGATGTTCTTCGACGCCCGGCAGTACAACCCGGCGGCGACCACCGGACGACAGGTCTACCTGATCTGCGAACGGGCTGTGGTCGGGGTCGTCAACACCGCCGTGGTGAATCTGATGACCGGGACCAAGCGCGGCCTCGCGGGCACCCAGATCAGCGGGACCCGGCCCACCGGCGCGAGCTACACCATCGACACCGCGTTCCAGAGTTTCAACTGGGCCCCGAGCGCGAAGCTCGTCACCCAGGCGGTCACGACACCTACCTGGGCCACCGTGACCAAGAACCGCACCCGGACCTATGGCGAGGTGGCGGCCGCCAAGGTCGTCAACAACATGCGGCTGATGGCCCGGGTGATCCAGCGCGGCGCCAGCAGCGACGAGTGGGACGTCGACAATATCTCGCTCTACGCGGACCCGATCGTGTGGTCGTTCTCCAACGACGGCGGCTACACCTTCACCCCCGCCTACGAGATCCGGAACAACCCGAGCGGGGTCCTGGTCTCGTAG